GCCTCTTAATTTTCCACTTGAAACTAAACCATTTCTGATTGAGCCTTGACCAGCGTTAAAATCTACTGATAATAACTTAGAACCACTTTGTGATAGTTCTTCGTAGAAATCAGGAGATGCAACAAACCATCTGTTTTCTTCTGGGACTGATTGGTCATCAAGAAGTCTAGCCATTCTAGCCATTAAGTCTAGAGGGTCAACTTCAGAAGCCACACCTAAGTCTACAGAAGCAGTTGTTTCGCCTACACCAGCACTACCAGCAGCAGCATCAGCACCAATGACATGGTCAGGTGCAGAAGCAGATACTCCAGCAAACATTGTAGTAAGTACAGCAGCATCATATGAATCTTTTAAAGAGTAAGCTGCAGAACTTGAAGCTACTTCTTTAAAGTTTACATGTGACATATTTGTTTCAATATCATCTACGATGAATTTGAAAGCTTTAGCACTGTCAACAACCAATGTAATCTCTTGGTCTGTTAGTTTAGTTGATGTTGTGTCACTACCTCTTGTGTAGTCATACACAGTAATGGTAGGTTCCTTGATAATCTTTACTGAGTCTCCATAAGCAGAAATCTCACCAGCATAGTCGGTGTTAGTAATAGCTTCAACTACCGATGCCTTTCTAAAGAAGTTTAAAACCTTTTTAGAGTATATCGAAGGTAGGAAGAAACTATTAGTTTGTCCACTTACGGAGTTAGCAAAGTTAGCATCGGTATCAGTTGCGGGTTCAAAATATTGAGCCATGATACATTCTCCTTTAAGTTAATTAATATAGTTTACTTTACGATTCTGCCTTCTTGCATAGCTTCGCTGATTTCACTTTCGTATCTATCAAACTCATCTATACTCATGGCAGCAATCTCCTTTTCAGACCATACTTTCTTTTGCTTTGGTTCTACACTTGTAGTTTTTGTAGAAACCATATCAGCAGCAGATTGTCTGGGCTGTCTAGAAGATGACTTAGTCTTCGTAGGTTCAATGCCAAAATCTTTTTTAAATAAATCTAAAGCACGTGAGGCTAGGTCAGCATCGTTAGCGTTATTGTATATCCAATCTTGGATAGACTTAGGTTGCTCTTTTGCCCAACCATGGAAATCGTCACTGTTTCTGATATCTTCAAAATCAGGATGTCTTTCCATTAACCTTTTCTCTGCATCTTGTCGTACCAGTTGATTTTCTCTCTCTTGGAGTTTACTAAGGCGTTCTTCTAGAACTTTTGCTTTAGTCTCCGATTGTAGATGTGCAACTGTTTCTACAACTTCATAAACATCAGGATATTGATTCTTAAATTGTTCGAGTTCTTCTTCAGTTTTTGGAGCTTTATATTCAGTTCTATTTTTAGTAGCTTCTTCTAAAAGTTCCTGTTCTCTAGTTTTAAACTCATTAAGTTTACTATCGTAATGTTTTTTTAAATCGTCATACCTTTTTTTGTAATCTGGTTTCTTGTAAGGACTATCCTTTTCAGTTTCCAAATTTTCTTGTCTAACACTTCCTTCAGCATTCACTTCAGTTATGTCGTTGGTATCAAACAATTTATTTCTGTCAGTTGGTTCTTCAAAGAAGAGACCATCATCTGCAGATTTAAAAGGTTTATCTTCACCTTGGTGCCAAGCTTTTCTTTTGTTATAAGGATTTGGCGTTTCCTCTTTTTGGACTGTATTAGTCATTTTCTATTCTCCTACTCAGGGCTTCGTTTAACAAGGTAGCTGCTATTGTCGACTATGCAGGGCTTGTTCTTGTAAAGGTAGCCTTTCGGTTATTATTATGATAAAGGGCTGAGTAATTAATTCAGGTAGCTTTATCTTCCATATCCTGCTCCATGTACCGGTGGACGTTTAAAAGCCATTTCCTCATAAAGAGGATTTTCTTCTTCACGTACAGAATCAAGAAGAGAACCACTTACACCTACTTGTTCAGTCTGTGGACCTTTTTCAACTCTAATAACTTGTTCAGTCATTGGAGTTTTCATAGCCATAGTTTCTTCTTTTAATTCACCACCTTCTTGAAGCGGTTGTCTTTCATCTGCTTTAGCTTCAGCGTCTTTCATCATAGCCATTAAATTGTCAGCTCCGATTTCTTCTACAGCTTTTGCAGTAAAGACAAATTCTCCGTCAGATAACCTTGCGGGTATGCTGTCAGAGACTCCTGAACCCGGACCTTCAACAGGACCAGCTCCAGCAAATTCTTGAGCAACGTCTATGACTTTATCAAATANCATAGCTAGTTCCTCATCTTGTTCTAGTTTGGACATAAGCATATCTTCTTCNTCTTCTGTTAATGCTTCTTCCATTATAAATCTTGTGTATCCATCTTCCATGTCTTCGTCTGATTCCATAGGCATCTCTGATTCCATTTCAGATTCCATGGGTGGTGTCATAACCATCATCATTTGGTCATCGATTGAACCACCTTCTTCATAACCCATACGTTCTACAACTTCAGGTGCAACTTGTCTAAGAGCTTCTATACCCGGACCGCCTTCTTTCATTTCTGCTCTTTCTTCTTTTTTAGCAACTAAAGAAAATAAATTAGCAATAGCTCCTATTTCAGCACCACTTTCTTTTTCTACTCTATTGATAATTTTTCTTACTTCTGGAGAAGACATAGTATTATTTTTAATAATATTAATTTCAGGTTCTTTAACTCCTAAACCTATTAAATTATTAATAGTTTCTTTCATAGGGTCTACAGGTTCTTCTGTTCCCATATTATATTTTTTTCTGTCGTCTTCTAACATCATATTTCTTCCTTCCTATTAATTGCTTCTTTAACCTGTAGGTCCAACTGCTCTAGGCGTACCAGAGAATTCACTTTCCCCTGCAGCCGGAACATTTCCGATTCCGATGTTGCCACCACCAGTGCCTGTAGCTCCAAGTTCTTGAGGTTGTTGAGGTGTTCCTTGAATGCCTCCCATAGCTCCCTGTTGCCCGTCAGTAGGTTGAGCCTCTTCGCCAATTGTTTGTCCAGCATTTTGCATTCCTATTATTTGTGCCATTANNGCAGCTTCTTCAGGGTCGTTGAGTATTTCATCAGGGTCTAAATCTAAGCTGTAGGCAAGTTCACTTACAAGTTTAGAAATCTTAACAAACGGTGCAATAGCAGGACTTTGTGCAGTTTGTAAGAACATTGTTAATCTCTGACTTCTTACTTCTTTTTGCATCAAGCTATTTGTACCTGTAGCTTTAACTTCTAAATCACCTTTAACATCCAACTCATCTTCTAGGAATTGCATGTTCCACTGGAAATAAGATTCTCCAAGTGGCTTCAATAAAAAGTCATCAAGGTTTTTGATAACTGTTTTAATATTTAAACTTGATGCTCCAAGTAACATAGACATACCAGAAGCAGTCCTTGTCATGCTTTGAACACCTGTTTGTCCGTGTGAATAACTAGGTATACCTGTTTGCTCGTCTGCAAGTTGTCTAAACTTATCAAACATCATCATGTTCTCTGGTGCTGTATTAGGAAATTTAAACCGTGTATAGCTTGTCCCGGCATTCCAGCTTGTCTTCTAAATATTTTACCCGGATATATTTCCATTGATTGTCCACCAACTAAAGCAGACTCATCTACATCAAATACCAAAGAACCAGCCATTGCTAAATTATCTATAGCCATTCTTGCATGACCGTTCATAATCTGTTGACTGTCATCCATATTCTCTGCTACACCAATACCAAAGAAGTTATACGGATTTCTTTCGTATGGGAAAGCATGATAAGGTATTCTGTAAGGAGTGAATGGATTTATTACAGCTCTTAAAAGTTGGTCTCCACATATCCATACGTTTACTTGAACTTCATCTAAATCATCTATATCATCATCAAGTTCAACACCTACTTCTCTAGCGTACTCTGCATCCATGATACCCCAGTACTCAATAACTTCAAAGTTATTATGATATGCTTCATCCATTCTAGCATCATCTTTTAGAGAAGATTCAAAATCTTTTTCTACATAGTTTGGACCTAATTGAATTGTTGTACGTATTGCATCTTCATCAAAGTAAGGCATATTACGCAACTGTCTAAGTTGACTTCTGTTCATTTTGTGTCTATGGATAACATATTCACATTCATCCATATTAGTTGCTGATGGGTCAGGATAAAAATCCCAGCAACTTACAAATTCTATTCTTGGTACTCTAACTTCTAAAGGGTTATAAGTTCTGTTACCTTCTTCATCTGTACCCCACTTGTGAAGTTTCTTGTTAAAGTTAAAAGGTCCTTTAACAATACCAGTACCTAACAAAGCTGCTTCAAGTAAAGCATTACGTATTTCTGAAGAACCGTTAGACTCATCTATTTGGTCATGGATAAGTTTCTCCATTCTTCTTGCTGCTCTTTCTGCAGGTTTTAATTCTATAGCCTGTGGGTCAGGACTTGTACCGTCTTTTAAAATACCAGCATCTTNNGCTTGGTCTTCAATAGAATCTTCAAATATACCGTTGTAAAAACTAGCACCGGGTTTTAAAGTTCTACCATCTCCTTCGTACCCAACATCATAAGGACTATCTACTCTATTACCAATATCATCTGGTATCTCACCTTCTGTAGTTTCTATTCCCGGTACAGGATTAGAAGTATCAAGGTGTGCATAATCTGTTTCGCCTTCAGGTATTTTAGTTTCTGCTATACCAATAGGAAACTTACCTGTACCAAAGATAACATCAACAAGTTGACCAAAAGCAGCGAGTACTTTTGTTTTGGTTATCTTTACAAAGATTCTAGATTTTTCAGAATCTCTAAACTTAATGGACTTGTTGTAAAGTCCTCTGTAGTTTTCGTAAGCTTGTAACCATCTTCTTTCATCTGTCTCTCTAGCATCTTCTGCTTGAGCATAACGACCTTTGATAATACCAATAAGATTTCTACGCTGGTCATCAGGTAATGTTAAATTTTTACCAGACTCACCTTCTACTTCTTCGTAGATGTTATCAGCATTTAAAAATGTATTATCTTCTGCCATAATTTTAGTCCTTCAGACTATTCTAGTATCCAAATGTAGAATCTATTGGTCTATACATCTCACGTTTTAAACCTCTAATCCTTTCTAATGGGCTTTCCATTCTTGGTCTGCTCATTATCATATAACGTAAAGCATCATATGCGTGGTCTGAAGCTTTCGTATCCACATCTTCAGGATTAGTTTTAGATAATGGTATAGACTGTAATTCTCTTATTAAGTTCGGACATGTGTTAAATATCTGTAACTTAGGTCTACCGTTATCTCTAATCTTTAAATACTCGTGTATTTGTATTTTACCTTGTATTCTATTTTTATCAGCTCGTCTTAACTTATGACCAGCTTTAACTAAACTTTCTCCTACAGTTGGACCAGTTGTTCCTGTTCTTGCCCAAGCTGCAGTATCTAAAACCCCATTCACTGAGAAAGGGTCTTCTGTCTCCATATCTGTTATTATAGCACCTAATTCTTCTCCTGTCAAGCCTTTTTTGTATAATTCTCGATAAATTATCAAAGTATTGTCATTTATGTCCATTATTCCCCATAAACAACAGGATTCTGCAGCATATCCGTAGTCAACTGCTTTAACTCTTTCCCAGTGTAAAGGCAGTGCAAAAGGAGCAATAACATGAACGGTTGGGTCAAACTCAACAAAAGCTGCTCCTTCAGCAACATCCCAGTTACCTTCTAATAGCTGTCTTCTTTGAATGGGTGGTAAAGACTTAAGCATTTGCTCATATACACCATCATCCGCAAGGTATGGGTTATCAGCAAGTTTGGCAGGTATGAATTTACGGGTAAGACCATCGCTTCCCATAAAGGATTTGTTTGATTCACTAGGTTCAATATATCTTTTCTTTACCCATTGAGAACCTACACCTCCGGGGTTAGCCGTGCAACGTAGGTATGTTTGTATCTCTGGGTCAGTTGTTCTAAGACGTGAAGCAAGATAGTTCCAACTAAACTCTGTTGGTAAGTGTGTTATCTCATCAAAACCTATCCAACTATATGCTTGTCCTTGATAACGGTATACGTCTGCATCTCTTTCAAGGAATCCAAACTCAACCTTTGCACCGCTTGGAAAGTTCCAAAGTTTTTCTACTTCTCTGAACTTAGCACCGGGAAAAGCTTGTGGATATAATTCACGAGACTTATCAATCATCTCTCGTAACTCTGGCATAGACCTTCTAAGTATCAAAGCTCTATGGGCTTTTCTATGAGCATACCTTAATGGGTCAACTAACATAGCATAAGACTTACCACCACCAGCAGCTCCACCGTATAGTACATCTTTCTCACCAGCAGCAAGGAAGTCTGTTTGTGGACCTTCGTTAGGATGGAATAATACTTGATGATTGTCTAGTTGTTCTCTTACAGCTTTTGGTAAGTTATCTAATTCATCAGGACTAACAACACCTTCTTTAGTATTGTCAAGTTTTTGAAGTGTTTCTTTTTGTTTTTTAAAAGAACTCTTAGCGTTGTTAAGCTTTTGTTCAAGCTTTTGAATGTTTCTTTGTTTACGACTTATAGTAGCACGTGCAGACTTAATCGCTTTCTCAGTATCTGTTTTTGGTCTACCTGCTTTTTTACGAGGCGTACCGTCTTTATTTCTTACAAAATTACCGTCTTTATCTTGCAAGTAAAGATGTGGGTTCAGTTCCCAATCTTTCGCTTCGTAATCCATATTTTTTATCTATGTGTTTTTTAAGTCCCGGAGCAGATATACGTCTGTCCGTTTTATATTCTAACCAATCACATGCAGCCTGAAGAGATACTTCTTCGTTTACTATCATGTTCTCAGCTATTTGTAATGCTTCTAATTCTTCTTCAATAGGTTTTAAAAAAGAACTAGACTCATCAACTAACTCATATCCAAAAGGTATGGTTGATGTAGCTCTTTTTATGTATCCTTCTTTCACTTTACTTTTCTATAAGCTCTTGTTTTTCTTGCAACTTTTTTTGGTTGCTTACTAAATTGTTTTCCTTTTTTAGTATCTTCTCTTTTCTTTCTACTTGTTCTTGCGTATTCTTCTGATGAGAGTGCCTTAATAGCCTTCTCCGGGAGATACCTTTCCCCTGTTTCTGACGATTTCTTACCACTTTTGGTACGCCACTTTTGTTTGGTCCAAGCCCTAAGACTTCTTTGACTTTTTGCTAATGCCATGTTTTTTTAATATTTTTGCTTGTGCAGTTTTACTTAGTTCTTTAAAATGAAACAAAGGCTTACTTGTTTTAGTATGAGTTTTACCTGTATGTATTTTACCGTTACTCATAGCATGTTGATTGCCTTTCCATTCGGTACCGTCTCTAAGATAGTGTCCTTGAGACTTCCAGCTTTTTGAAGTTTGTTTAGCCATTTTTCTTTTTCCTTGTTTTACCAGCTTTTGAAAGTGCTATAGCTACAGCTTGTTTCTGTGGTTTACCTTCTTTTTTTAATTTACGTATGTTAGTAGATATTGTTTTTTTACCTTTTCCTTTTTGTAGTGGCATTACTTATATCCTCCACCTTTAGCTTTGTATTCTTTGCAAGAAGCTGGGCTTTTCGAGCTGACCATTGCCCGGCTTTACCACCCTTGGTACCAGCTTTAATCTTCTCGAAAAGCCTCTTACGCATAGTCGGTTTCGTATAGTTACCGGCTTTATTTACAGTTGACTTAGTCTTCGTCTTTTTTGTTGGCATCTTTATCCTCCTTTTTGAAGATTCTATCCCAGTTCTCACTGAACTCATCACGAGTAATGTTACCGGGTTTACCTTGATTACGTCTCATAGAGAGTCTACTGTTTTGTTTGTGTAAGGCTTTGAATTTAAAGTGTCCTGCGTGTGGCATGTTATTTTATAAATGTCTTAATTATTTTTTGTAGTCTTGAAGATTTCATAAACTTATGAAACTTTTTAAAGTATCTTTTTACCATAGTCGTTCCTACTACCATTTTACTTTATGACTCCAGTATCTAGCACTTAATTTACTTGGCTTAGCATCTTGTGCATTATGTCTAGCATAATAAGATTTTTTTCTAGCTTTATCTTTTGCAGTTGTAGGATTTTTACCTGCACCTGTTACTCCTTGTTGACCAAACCTAATAGTTTTTATTTTGTCACCAACTTTGGCAACAACAACATGAGATTTAGTTTTATGTCCCGGAGTTCTTTTAGGTTTATTAAAACCAGATACTCCTGCTCGTTCTAATCTTGGGTCTTTCTTACTCATTTAATGTACCTGTTCTAGTCCTAGTGGACTACTCTTTTCTTAACTGTAGTATCGTGTTGTAGTTCTTGGATTTCACCCAGTACTAACAATCCATACTGTATTGCTATTCTATTTGCTTCAGCTACTGTATCTGCTTTAATGTAAGGACCAAGTCCTATACCTTCTTCATTAACAAACTCAGTTATCCAAAGTTTAGTCATTATTGACTACCTCCTCATAACTACCTTCTTCTACTTCTTCTGCTGTGATGTCTATCGTTTGTTTTTCTGGTAATATAAAGATACCACCGCTAACGTTATGATTAACATCCAGCTTATCT